TGTCATTATATATTTTCCCCTTAAAGAAAATCCTATTTGTTGTAAGACGCGAGTTACAGCATATTATACACAAAAAAAGAGCCATCCCCAATGATATGAGGATGACTCTTGCGTTAATCAGAACTCAATCGGATTATTAGAAGGAGCCAAGCATAATGCGACGATTATCGAGGACACCAAATCCAAGTTCAGCCCACCCGTAGTAGCCAACTCGCTGCTGACGGTGAAGAGTTGGGTCTTCAAAGACCTGAAGTGCTTGCTTCATTGGCATAACGAAGCTATCATTAGAACCTTGGTCCAAACCAACAACCAATTCAAGGTCGCTAGCTTCCAACGCACCGCCTAGTCCGCTCACGAAGAAGTCTTGGTATTCTTGACCTTCGCCAAGCTCATCAAGATCGTGAAGGTTGACACCAAAGATACGGGTGATAGGAGCACCACCTTCACCTGCGGTGTAGATTTCGCGGCGAGTAACCTCGTCAACCTGATCCAGACCCCAGTTACGAACGTCTTCCAACGCCTCTGGAGAAACATAAAGATCGGTCAAACGACCGCGATTAGCAGAGCCAGTGTTACCACCAGCATTACGACGCATAACGGTCTGCATAAGAGAAACCAGACGCTTGGAGAACAAGCCTGCGGTAGCGTCACCGTCGTAAACCAAGATGTTACGATCAACACCAGCGGCCAACAGTGTGTGCCACCCGTCATCGTTCATCTTCTTGACAAAGCCAGCTTCCATGACCTGTGCAGCACGACCAGCCACATCCCAACGAGCCTCACGAGCATAACGGAGCAAGTAGTCGATGCTCGAAGTAATGCTGTAGGTCGGGATCATGACGTAATCGCTTTCAACCGCACGCTCAGGAATACGGCCATGACCGGGATTGGTGTAAGCAACGTGCTCACCTTCGAGTCCCGGTGAAATGAGGTCGAGAGGATACTCAGTAGTAGCTCCGGGCTCGACATTGATAGTCTCGAAAATATCTCCGAGAATATTACCGATCAGAACACCTTTTCGCAAAGGAAGTTCCAATGCTTTAGCAAACTCACGCTGTGCAGCGTAAGCTACATTCTGGTCATTATCACCAGTCTTCTGATAAAGACTGATGAATTCATCGCTAGGTCTTTCAGTATATGACATGTTTAATATCTCCTTTAGATTATGGCTTACGCAAGTGGGCCGTGATTAGGAAGGTTGACATAAACTTTAGCATATCCATCTGCGTCCTTAGCGGACATAAATCGACCAATAGCCAAGTTTCCAGATGCTTCTGCGTTCGCTGCCACTGTTGAAATTTCACCAATGGTTTCGGAAGCATAAGCCAAATCACCAGCGGCGGGATTTCCAGTTACCTTATTGGTAACAACCCATCCACGAGTCAGCACAGTGACTTTACCACCCAACTGAACTTCATCTTTATACTGATTAAGATGTGTTCTGGTCAGGTCTTTGTTAACAACGTCGTTCAAAAGAATACCAACTGGTACATCAGTTGCAGCGGCAGCTTGGTAAGAAACTGTATTGTCGCCCTGATCCATTGCAGCACCAGAGGCACTCAACAGGTCGAGGCAGACAACGCCTCCACGGTCACCGGTAGCGGCAGTCATGAAATAACTGATATCAGTTGATTCTTCATATCTATCTGCTTTAAGAGCCATAGTTATAATCTCCTATAAATTACTTGTTAAGTACGTGATTTGTGAACCAGTCTGAGACAGAAGCTCTCGCTGTTTCAAGTTCGTCGGTTTGCTCTGCCTCTACGAGAGTGGCTTCGCTGGTTTCTACATTATCAAATGCATCTTCAGAAAGTTCTGCTTCGGCTTCTTCTGCTTCAGCTTCTTCTGCCTTGGCTTCCTTATCCTTCTTTTCTTCGTCTTCGTGCTCATCGGCATACTTCTTCATGCCCTTCTTCTTCATCATAGCAACGATAGCTTCAAAAGCACTGTCGTCAAGAGCGTCGAAGGAAGCGAGAGTTTCATCAACTTCTTCTTCTTCCAAACCAGCTTCAGCAAGACTTGCTTTACGCTTCTCCATCTTTTCTTTCTTCTTCATGTCGTCCATTTCCTTCATGGCTTCTGCCAATTGGGTCTGAGATGACTGAAGAGAATCTTCCAACTCAGCAACACGAGCCTGAGTTGATTTAATAGTTTCGTTAAGCTCATCAATTGTAGCTTTGCTTTCATCAGCAGCAGCTTCAAAAGCCTCTACCTTGGAAGCAAATTCTTTATCTTTTGCTTCTTCGATTTTAGCTTTGATAGCTTCGTTTTCGGCCTTAGCTGCTTCAAGCTGTGCTTTAACTTCGGCCAACTGGTCTGTCAAAACATCTGACATTTGTAATTCTCCTATTGAAAGTTTAGAATTATGATCTACATTAATATTGGCGGTACTGCTATCACGTAAAATTACACTTCTTGGATTAGCTGGTTTAGAAACCAAACCCTTCCCAGAAAATGAAATATTAGAAAGAGCACGCCCCAGCTTATATCCCTCATATTCACCCGATCCACCATAAGCCCTGAGATGCTTGGTTAAAAAGGAGGAACCTTCGTCTCTAGCGAGAACTTTAGCAACACCCTTTTCGTCAATTAATGCATAATCAAATCCAGAAAATAGACATTCCATAGAAACGTACCATTTTCCGTCTTGGATCTCAGCAATAATTTTTCCCATCCTATCTCTGTTTTCCTCACCGGTCCAACTGTTGTAGAGAACCGCCTGAGTGATAATATCAAACTCTTGTGGGGCTTCTGCGTCATCAGCTAGAGCTTTACCATCTTTGGTTAAAACATAGCTTCCAGTGATATGACCAATAATGTCATTCTCATCGTGCATAAAATTGAACTGCTTGTCTTCGGGGGTATTTCTAGCAGCCCAAGTAGCCTCCGATGTAAACACATCGTCGTTTTTATTCCATCCAGTTGACACCAAGACTGACTCTAGGTAATAAAGGTCAATCTGATCCTTGTTCTCTGCAACCGCCTTTGCAACTACTTCTTGTGGGATATCTTCCTGAATAGTCGCGGCAGAACAATACGCAACACTGGCAGTGCTTTTTACAAGCTCGCCAATACCGTCGTCTATCTCTTTTTGGAATATTTTTATTGTCATATTAATTACCTCAAAGCATTATACACAAAAAAAATAAATTTTCACAAAAACGTCAAATTTTCATTAGAAGTAACTCAACATAGTTTGCTACAACCAGTTTTCTGTAGTCATCTATGCCTTTTGAGTTTGCCCTAGCATCTTTCAGTTCTTTGGGGATTTCCTTAAACTCTCTAGATATTGCTGCGTAGATAACATCGTCGTTTATCTCGCATAGGGGTTCTAGGTTGAGAAGAGTACCAAGTCTCAGGTTTTCAAGTTCATCCACCTCTGATTTTGTTAATTGGCGAACGTTTGCTCTACCTTTCTGGGCAATATAACCATCTCGTATCAAGGAAGTTGCATCAAATGCTTTTGTAGCCCATAAGAATAATTCTGCAACGCCCGGAGTAGATTTTGGTGTATCAACCCTTTTCTTTCTAGGTTCTTCATCTAGCTTGTTTTTAGGTCTTCCAGCTTCTTGATTTGGTTTTTGAGACTCTTTCTTTTCAGCAAGTTTCTCCTGCTGCTCCCCTTGTTTGTCCATCTTTTCCATCTCAAACTTCTGGTTTGCGTTATGGAAGGGGCTTGCTTTTGGAGGTAGTTTCTCTCCATCTCTAGCTTTATCTTCTCTTTGAAGTCTAACCTTCTCAACTGCTGGAACTTCCTTGAATCTCTCAAGAACGGTCTCGTGCGAGATAATATCGCGATCAGCAAGTTGGATAAGCAGATTTTTCTCAGAAGCCTCGTCAGATAGACTCATTTGGTCGTAAACCACATGTGCTGGCTTTCTAAAGCCCATAGCCTTTCTTACGAATTCCAGTTCTTTCTCCCAGAATTTTGTAAGTTGGTCTCTACCGTACTGCAATCTCTCAACGAGAGTTTTTAATGAGATAAAGTTGTTAGTGAATCCACCGCCATTATTTGCCATACCAGTCAATGTGGGGGGCACACCAAGACCAGCATAGATACTATTGAGTACAGATTGATATTTTTCTGACCCTAAGAATTTGTAAACTTGAGAGTTACTCTCTGTAAACTTGAGTTCTGGACCATAAACAAGCTCCATAGTTCCGCCACCAGTATTACTAGCTAGAATGTTGCGAAGTTTATTGATACCTTCTTTTGTTGGCAGAACTTTATGATCGA